CAAATCATCCGCTACTGGAAAAATTTGATTATCAGGCTCAACTTGTGCCACGCGATAACCTGTTTGTCTTGGCTCAATTTTTGAAATTAATGCTTTCATAATTTTTTCCTTTTACCATTCAAAAACAACAACGCCTGTACCGCCACTACCACCGCCGTTGTTGCCACTGCCGCCAGTGCCAACAGTAACAGTGAGAGTATTTCCTGAAGTTAATCCTGTCAAATATTTAATTGCACAACCGCCAGCGCCAGCGCCAGTTGCATATCCTTTACCACCACCGCCGCCGCCAGCAGAACCAGAAGTTGTAGAACCTGAAATATTGCCGCCGCCAGCGCCACCAAAAAATGAAGCACCACCGGGTGATTGATTTACTCCGCTAGAACCGCCATTAATATTTAAATCCCCACCACTTCCAGAACCGCCAACGCCAATTGAATAAGGATTTGAACCATTTTTTTGACCGCCACCGCCACCAGTTGCGCTAATTGTTGAAATTGATTGTGTACCAGACGCAACGCTAGATGTATTACCCGAATTACCAACAAACCCACAACATCCGCTGGAACCGCCGCCAGCACCGCCGCCACCAACAACAGTGACTTTTACTGCTGTAACGCCAGATGGAATTGTGAATGTGCCGTTGGATGTAAATACTTGACCTAAAACTCCAGGCAAAGACGATGAATTTAAAGTAATTGAACCTGAACCATTGGTAATTGACATACCCGTGCCAGCAGTCAAAGTGGAAAGGGTATATCCGCTTCCATTACCAATAGGAATTTGACCGTTGGTTGGCGTTGCGGTTGTTCCCGTGCCGCCGTAAGCAGTTGTAACGGTAGGCAAATTGGTAACTGGAATCGTTCCGTAAATGCCTGTCGCGCCATTAAGCTGCCCTGATGAATTGACGTTGTTGGCAAGGAGTGCCAAATTGAGTGCTTGTGTCATACTGCGCCCGTTCTATTGAAAGTTTGTTGAACCAAAATATTTGTGTTTACAAGCGGAGTTTGGCTCAATGTGTAAGAACCAGACGACACCGTGTAATCGACTGTTTCTAACAACAATGCGCCATTATTCCACAGGTTAAACGCTAACGGATTGAATGTAAAGGCATAAGTTGGAGTACCCGCTATTGTGTAAGCATCTACGTTTACGGGTGTGCCGTTTGGTACGCCAAGATTGTTGTTTGTCCACTGAATCACCTGCAAATCACCCGTCACAGCCGAAATAAATGAGATTGTTTGGCCTGAGATGTTGTAGTCCTGAGCATTTACAACCGTGCCATTCAGAAACAACAATTCATTGCCGCTATAAAGGGTAAACCCTGATGCTGTGTAGTCGGTTTGATTGCTTAAAGAAACAGTATTGCGAGTGAATGAGTTGTACGTTGCTGGAGTTGAATTAACCGAAGCAAACGAAATGATAGTGATAATATCGTTGACAACAGCACTTGTGCCGAGCGTGACCGTGCTTGCTGCGTCTGTGTATTCTGTTGTGTCTAACAACAAACCATTGCGGAAAACCCAACAATTGCCTGTGACATATTCAGACCCACGGGTGACGCTAAACACCGTTTGACCGCTTGAGGCATCAAAAGCTGTCATTGTGTAATAGAACGAATCAGGGGCTGCGAATCCAACCACGCGCCCATAAATGTCAACTGTCAGCGTTGCCACCGCAGACGTTTTTGTGTAAGCCCCTCCCGGAAACGTCAGCAATTGCGCCAATGATGCAATCACTTGCCCTTGTGGGTTGTTGGTAATGGCAATTTCACCCGTGCCAACCGTTGTTGTACCCGTTTGAATCAATTGACCAGTACGAGCGCCAAGATCAATGACGTTCACGCCATCAGGCAAACCTTGCCAAATTGTTTGGTCATACGTTGTGGTATCCGTAGGCACAAACAAAGCCGTACCCGCCGAAGGTGCTGCGCCACCAGTTGCAAACGAAATTAAATTATTACCACGATTGCAAAACAACAAATAATTTGTCGTTCCAAACGTAGGCGATGCTGGATACCATGTGTAATCGGATGGTGTCGGGTCAGCAGAACCGCTTGCGTTGTTTGCCAAACCAAAATAAGACAACCCACGAGGATTGAAGTTAAATCCAGAGCCTGTAATGCTGCTTGCATACGCCACGCTTAGATAACGCTGTGTAAATTGGAATGTGAAAGGTCGCCAATTAAAAACTGTGCTTGCAGGGCTGTAATTTGATTTTGTCAAACTATTGACCATGCGCGTGAAAAAATACCAATTGCCAGCAGGAATTCCCGTCAACGTCACGGGTGGCATTGCTGTGTTTGTGTTGTACGGGTTGCCGTTTGATTGCACAGCCGTTGTGCCAGCAAAAATGTATTGATTGTTTGCAGGATTGGAAAATGCTGAATACCAAATTTCAGCGTATTGAATAATCCCCACGCTGCTGGTTGTTGCGTTTACTTGAAACGATGGAATGTTTGCAATGGGTTGACTGCCAGAAACAGTTGGTGCAGGAATAGTTCCAAAAATGTTTGGGTTTGGCAAACCCGTATTGGCACTTGGCGTGAATTGCGTGATTGAGGCATCATTAAACACCGATGGGTCATAATTTTGCAACGTCAAATCAACAGTAACTGCACCATCTTGTGCAAATTTTTGAACAACTTTAGTAATTCTAAAAAGTTTGGCAACCCATCCATAAATTGAGTTTGTTACCGTTACAACATCACCAGCTTCCAATTCCAAGCCAATGTAATTGACAGAACAAGTAACTTGCAAATCCAAACGTGCTGCTTTTAAAAACCTGATTGCCAACAATTGCGCTTGTACGTTGTTGTCCACCAAGGGCAATTTGATTGTTTGTTTGTTGACAGGCTCATTTGCATAAAGCAAAGAAGGGTCAATCAAAGCCAAATCAAACACAGCAGTATTAAAAGAACTGTTTGTAGTTTTGTCTGGAAATTGACATTCAGCAATGTTGTAGGTGTTTGAAATGTCCATTGACGTAATGGACAAAGACGAAATCATGTTGCTATCGTTGATGTCTGTCGCCACCGTGTAAGTTGGCGTTTGCACAATGATTGACCATGTGCCAAAAATTTCATTGTATTTAAGCAAACAATCACAACTGTTTGCCATGTCTTGCAAGTTTTGCAAAACTGTATTTGCAGGGTCAATTACACCGTTGAATTTAAATCTTGGTTGTGTGCTTGTGCCACCGCTATATGGTGTATAAGTTATTGTTTGATTGCAATATGTGTTCAATGCGGCAATGCTGATCATGTCGATTTGATTTGATGGAATCGCAGCCCCATAAACCGTATTTGTCAAATAATCATAAAAACAATCACCTGCGCTATTACGTTCATTGATAACTTGAAATTGTGTTTGTTCTAATGATGTAACGCCAGCATTTGCGTTGTAATTTAATTGCACAATTGCAAAGGCACATCGTGACATTTCTTTGTAAGCATCCCATGTGTATGTCAACCCACTAGATTGCATAACTTGAATTGCAGACAATCCAGTATTTGTTGGGTTTCCTGAACCATTGCGATACAAATACATGAAAATTGAACCGTCAATTTTGGTGTCAATTACACCAGACGAAACATCTTGCAATCCAGTTACACGAGTTAAATCAGATGAACCAAAAATACATTTTTTTCCACCATAATAAATATCTCCAAAATTTATGTTGTCGCCACTATTGCCGCCTGTAACTTCACACAATGACAAAACATAGTAAAGCGTTTGATTGTTTGACGTAATGCTTACATCAGTTACAGCACCGCCAACAAAAGCAGAACCATAAACAACAGGCAATTTTGTACTTGTTGCAGGACTTACTTGTAAATTTGTGCCTGTTTGTAATGTTTGATTTTGTTGTGGTGGTGTTGGTGCTGTAAGTTTTGAAAATATTGAAGATGCAACCATTGTCACGGCAAAAGAAATTACTTCAGCCATTACGCCTGTAATACCAACTTCAGCCAACAAAGGTAAAAGTACAAAAGACATTACATCATCCAATCATTACAAATTTTTGTTGCGCCAATTTTTGACAAATCAGCATCACCAAAATTGGAAATATAAAATTCTTCAATTTCAGAATTTTTTTTCATTTCATTCCCAATTTCAATGTATTTTTTCATTAGTTTCAAACTGTTTTTTTTACTTTTTGCAAACCACATTGTCTCTTGTAATGTCCATACATTTGGTATCCAAAAACAAGGTGATCGAATAGCGCAAAGAAAACCATCATCAGCAATCAAAACAAAACCAGCACCAGCATAAATTTTAGACAATTGTTGGTCAACGTATTCTGACGACCAATTTTGTTTTTTCATGGACAAACGATTGGGATGTTGTTCATGGAAAGCAATCAAAAATTCTTTGATTCTTTCATTGTCAAATTTATTGGCAAAACGAATCATGCGACTTGTGAACCAAATTGGAAATACAAAGTTGCAATCGTAGAAACACGATTCATGCTTGTATCACCAGAATTAAAATATTGCCAACTTGGGTCGTTTGTGAATCTTCCTGCTGTACGATTTTGCAAAATCATTTGTATGTTTGACGCTTGAATAGAAATTGTGCCGATATACGACCTCACTTCCTCCATCCATTGTTCGCTGATTTGGTAGGTGTTGATAAAACCGTAAAAATATTGATACAACCCACCAGAACCGCCCGTTGTGATAAGGTTGCCTGATGTGTCAAAAAAACCTTTCCACATTGTAATTTGCGAACCCTTAATGTCTTGAGAAAGCACCCACGACAATAAAGCTGTGTCAATGCCCACCAATGAAACAGATGTTTGATTTGCAGTGCTTTTGATGTCGCGCTGAATGTCACCAATAGAAATCAATGAACCCAAACCATCAAAAGGCTGTGAATCAACAGCGTTAATTGTCAATGCGGATGCTGTGGTGGCAAACCGATAAGTGCCAGAAGGAGAAATGACGCGAACAAAATCCGCATAACGAATGTTGTTTGTGTTATCCAGTGGTGGAATGTCGTTCATGTCACCGCCTCAAATGCTTTGAATGTAGATTGCCAAGATATAAAGCTGTCATTTGTAATTGGCATCAGCGTGTACGTTGGGTATTGCTGCAAGATTACAGGAAATGTGACGCCAGTGTAATTTGTACCGCCCATTGAAACAGTTGTACCGTATTGACCAATTACCGCATTGACCGCAGACCCAAGAGGTCCATTGATAAGGTTTCGATGCACGGGAATTGTTACCGTTGAACCCAAGCCACGTTGTACGTCTTGCGTTGCAATGTATGTGTATGTACCAACTTGGCAAAAATCACCAGCACGAACAATGTATGCAGATGCACTAATTGCTGGCAAATTACCAAGCACCATGTTTTTGGCTGTGCTTGCAGTTTCCCATTGGCAAGCGGCAATTTCCGCGCTTGTCATGTCGCCTTGGTAGTTAATGTAATTTGTCCAACCTGTTGTCCCAAAATTTAAATATTGGGTTAATGATTTGTCGTAATAACGTAAATTGGCAAGCAATGCGCGATCTTTGCTGTACAACAAATAATTGTTCGGTTTGAACTCAAACATAAATGGCACAACGGTAATCAATTCAGATGTTGAAATCCGTTGATTGCGTGAAATCACTTGTCCAACAAATCGTTGGTCGGTGATGTGTACCGTTTCCGCAATAGCAAGGATTGTGTTTAAATTTGCCATGTCTTACCTACTTTGTGGCAACGATCTTTGCGCCGATTGATTAGCCGCCCAAACCGCTGTTTTGTTTCTTGCTAAGAATGTCGTTGCTGATTGTGTGTCAATTGCTTGCATGGATGCAATGTATGGACCATTGTATGTAACAGATTGTCCACCACCACCAAGATTTCCAAGTGCGTTGTTCGGAATAATTGTTCCTGCGCTTTTTGGAATAAACAATTCGGGACCTGCTTCGCCAACCAACGATGCTTGACCAACTGGAGGGTCTCCACCATCTGCAAACGCTTGCATCATGTCGCTGCCAGTAGCTGTGCCAAGGTTAGCTGTCGCTCCGTGTCCACCACCGCCAAACAAATTGCCAATGCCAAGTGCGCTACCCGCTTTGGCAAACAAACTACTGGCTTGCATTTGCAATTGCGCTTTCAGCATATCTTGAATCATGCTGGTAATAAGGCTTTTGAAATTTAGCTTGCCAGTTGTCACAAACGTATTTAATGCGTTGGTCATTGAACTTGTCATTGATGTAAACGCTTGTCGCCCAAAATCTGCGGCAGTCATTGCGTTTTCTTTGTATTGGTTAAATGCTTCATTCCAACCAAAACCAAAACTTTCACGCAGTTGTTGATTAGCAATCACAGCGTCTTTTGTTTTGACAATCATCTCATCGTAAACCTGTTCAACTTTTTCACGTTGTTTTTCTAACTCGTCAATGACTTGTTTTGAATTGGCTGTGTGACTTGCTCTTGCGGCATCTTCTTGTTTGCGAATTTCCTCGTCAACTTTGTTTTTTTCCAACACGACTTTCATCAAAGCATCTTCTAATTCTTTTTGATTTTTAGTTGCGTTGCTAACTTCAAGTTGCGCTGTCAAAGCCAAATAACCTGCATCGGCTTGTGCTTTGTAAACTTTGGATATTTCGTCTGCTTTATCCAATTGTTTTTGTTGCGCGTTAATAATTGTGCGATGTGCGCTTTCAACTTTTTTAATGTTGTCAACGGCTTTGTCTGCTTTTTTATCACCAAACAATTGGTCAAAATAATCAAAATCTGATTTGACCATTGCATCAGTTTTCTTTTGTTGCTCATCCCACAAATTGCCAATTTCAGAAAATTGCAAAGTGACCAACAATTTCAACTCTTTGGCAAGTGTTCCCAAATCAGACAAAACAACTTCAATCGTTGTTGATACAAATTTGACCATCACCGCCGCAACTTTTACAAATTCACCAATCCAATGAATAATGTCTTTAATGACTTCATTGTTGCCGCCCAATGCGTCATACAAGCTGTTCAACGTAGGGATAACCGCAGTCGTAAATTGAACTGTGATGTTGTTCCATGAAGATTTAAGTTTTTCGCTCAGTTCATGCGATTTTTCAATGGCATCCGAATACTCATCAAATTGACCTTTGGTTTTTTGCAGACTTTCGTTAAGTCCAACAAGGTCAACGCCTTTAATAGCTTTGCCCAAAGTTTGAAAAGCCAAACCATTGCGCTCGGCTGCGTCTTTCATGTTAGCAAGACCTTTGACCGTTTTTTCAAACAAATCTTGCTCTGACAAATGAGCCAAATCATTAAGCGTCACACCAAGCCGAGCAAACGATTCTTGCGCTTTGACGTTACCTTGTGCGGCTGCTTCAATTTTTACAGTAAAACCTGAATACAGTTTGCTTGTATCTTCTGCCGTGCCACCATTCAACTCAAGTGCTTTGGCTAACCGCAAAACAGATTCTGTTGCAATGTCGTTTGCTTTGGCGGTTTCAACAATTTGATTGGCATACTCCATTGCTGATTTGGTCATCTCAATAAAACCAGCAGCCGACACTATTTCAGGAATGTACTCAGACAATTCCTTCAATTTATCTTTGGCTTCACTAATGCCTTTTTTAAACTCGGTGGTGTCAAGCCCTAGTTGAGCGCCTAAGCCAGCAATGATTTGTGCCATTATTTACCTTTGAAAAACTGTGTCGGCGCATTTGGACTCATCATTGCAAATGCCAACAAAGACTGAGAAACTCGTTCTTTTTTGGTTTTCTCATCCAATGGTGGGTACAAGTAATCGTGCGCTCTTGGTATGATTTTTTCTAGTGTATATGGTGACGCTCCTTTGGGCAACATTTTGTTAAACTGCCCTGCCGTTAATGTCCCAAGAACTTCCAAAATCCCACGGTTTCCAATCATTCCATCGGCATACATGATGCTTATGTCTGTGAATGTTTCCTCGTCAAGATTTGCAGGGTCTGTGCCGTGTGCAAGCAAATATGCTTTGACTTGCCTACGGATTGACCCTGTTACTTTCCCCGCGCCGCCGAGTAGTTGGGAGAAATGACTTTGCTGATTTCCTCAACCAATTCAAGCTGCACGGTGAACGGGAATAATTCCTCAATGTCAGCGTAACTGATCGTTGACATATCAAAATCTTTGTTTTCAGGCACAAGCAACTTGAACATTTCAATCACGCGGTTTTGCGTCATCACTTTGTTTCGGGATGTCTCGCGCAATGAATAACCTTTGACCATGATGTCATCGGTTTTGAATTCAATGTCAGGGTCGGTTGTGTATTTTTCTTTGTTGTCAAAGAATTCTTTTGCCATGTCCGAATAGAACTTGTATGCCAAGTCATCGTCAATTTTTTTGATGCGCTCGAACATGGCTTCTGTTTCGAGCGTCAACGGCACTTTGACTTTGAAGGTGTGTCCACCAAAATCAAATGAGCGTGTGCGAATTGCGTCTTTTGAAAAGTTTGAACCAAAGGCGTTTTGTAATGTCATTTTTTATGCTTTCATGTGTTTTGAACGATATTTTTCAAGGGCTTGTTTCAAAGCGTCAGCCAAACTGTTGGTGACTTTTTGAGCGTTGCTTTCTAGCGCAGGTCGGATAAATGGTCTTCCTTCACCTTTTTCCCATTTCGCTGTGCCAAATTCTATGGCAAAAGCCCGAGCGTCAGAGTGCATATGCTCTTTTTTGCCCGTTTTTTTATTTTTGAATTCTTTTTTGAACAACTTAGATTTATGACCTAAGTCATCATCAGGGTAAAACCTGTTTCCGGGAGCGACAGTTACCCGCGAAATCATAATCATGGTTGGTGTGGTGTACACCGAATGTTTGTCTTTGCCGTTTGGTTTTCTAGCTTCTAGGCGCAACGATGCCAACAATTGCCCCGTGTCTACGTTGCCATGCGTTTCTAACAAAGATTTAGACGTTGCCAAAACGGGTTGCATTGCAGCACGACAAGCATTTTGCAAAATCTTTTTGCTGTCTTTTTCGCTGAAATCGTCTTTGATCTCATCCAGCAAAGTTTCAAATTCTTTGAAACCTTCCCATTTAAGACTGATGGTTGTGCCAGCCATACGTCACCCGACCACGATTTTTTTGAAAATCTGGTTGTTTAAATCAACAACGTATTGC